AGTTAAATGGTTAAAATGGTTAGGTTTTGAGTTTAAACAAGAAGAATTAGTTGTACATGATGTACAAATGTTGTATTTTTATAGGCATATACATAGGGTATATAGAAATATACAGCCCATTTTAGAAGATATCGGTCCAGTTTGGGCAACCGAAGTAAGCTAAATAGGACAACTGTTAATCAACGTATAACTAATAGGAGAGTGTTTTATGGCAACTCAAATATCGACTGCGTTTATTAAGCAGTTTGAATCCGAAGTGCATATGGCTTACCAACGCATGGGATCTAAACTGAAAAATACTGTACGCCAGTCAAACAACGTACAAGGTAGCCAAGCGAGATTCCAAAAAGTGGGTACAGGTACTGCGTCTACAAAATCAAGACATGGTGCTGTTCCAACTATGGAAGTAACACATTCAACTGTCGATGTTACTCTTAGTGACTTCTATGCTGCCGATATGGTAGATACATTAGATGAGCTAAAAACTAACATTGATGAGAGACAAGTGTTGGCTCAATCGGCTGCTTCTGCATTAGGCAGAAAAATAGACCAATTAATTATAGATGTGCTAGATGCAGGTTCTAACTCGAACAATGTTGTTCATGGTAGTGCTGCATTAACATTAGCTAAAGCATTAAGTGTTTATGAAGCATTTGGTGAAGCTGATGTGCCAGATGATGGACAAAGATATTTTGTCGTATCACCAGCTGGTTGGGCAGATTTATTACAAATAGACCAATTTAGTAGATCAGAATACATTGGTGAGGGTGAATTACCTTACGCTGGTGGTATGACTGCTAAACGTTGGTTAGGGTTCTTATGGTTTACACATTCAGGACTATCGAAATCTAGCACTACAAGAGACTGTCATGCGTATCACGCATCATCAGTAGGTCTTGCAAGTGGATCTGATATTCGTACAGAAATGAATTATCTACCAGAGAAAGTAAGTAATTTAGTAACTTCATACTTTAGTGCAGGAGCTGTCATGATTGACAACGATGGTGCTATTGAATGTCAGATAACAGAGTAAGGAGGATAACATGGCTTTAACATCAACAGCTTTAGTAAAAATAGCAGGTTCTGGTGATAAGAATGTTTTCTTATATCAATCATCTGACGCAGTTGGAACTATTGCAGGTTCTGGTTATTTTAATGACGTAACTAATAACTTAAAACAATTTGATATTATTCTTACAGTAGGTGCCACAGGTGGTACTGCAACTGTAGATGTATTAATTGTTTCATCTGCAACAGGTGCATCAACTGTAACTTGTACTAACGGAACATAACGTTCTTGGGTAGGTGGTTCTCATTTGCTACCTACCCAACTTAAAATATGACAGATAGCAAATTCGATATATGTAGTCAGGCGTTAGTGTTAGTGGGAGCTAACACAATAAACTCTTTTGACGAAAATACTACCGAATCAAAAGTATCTGGACAACTTTACGAATCAACATTAGAAAATTTATTGACAAGATGTCGTTGGAGGTTTGCAAGCAAACAACAACAATTGTCAAAGTTAACTACAAACCCTTTAGGAAGATACGATTCTGCTTATCAAGTACCATCTGATGCGTTACAAATGCACACAGTATCATTGTCAGATTCAATAATTGAGTATGATAGATATGGTAACGAAATATATGCTGATACTTCAGCATCAGATATACTAATAGCTGATTACACATTTCAGCCATCTGAAGCAGATTTTCCACCCTATTTTAAACAAGCCCTTGTATTTGAATTAGCGTCACTATTTGCTGGTGCTATTGCCAGAAATGATACTTTGTCACAATTGTATTCAAACAAAGCAGCAATACAGCTAACTGTAGCAAAAGGACAAGATTCACAAGCACAAACAAACAGGCGTGTTAATGTGGATAGATTTAGAAATAGGAGGAATAGTGGTAGTCTTGGCACTGTCAAAACTACTGTATCTTCATAATGCCAAGAACAAGAATACATCAATCTAACTTTAGTGGTGGAGAAGTTGATCCAAACTTAATATCACGTAACGATTTAAAAGCATTTGATAAGTCTCTAGCAACAGCTAGAAATGTTATATGTCGTAATCAAGGAGCAGTAGAAAGACGAGGTGGTTCTTTTTTTAGAGCAGACTTAGGAGCAGAATCTAGGCTTGAACCATTTATATTTAGCGGATCGCAAGAATATATATTTGCTTTACAAAATACACAAGTAAAAATTTACTCAACAAATGGTACATTATTACAAACTATTACAGGTTGTCCTTGGACTACAGCTCAATTAAAAGATATTAATTTTACACAACAAGGCGATACCATGATTCTAGTAAATGAAAACTGGATGCCAAGAATTATAAAACGTACTGATGCTACAACTTTTGCGTTATCAACATTTGCGTTTGATAGCGATTTATCTGGTAAAAGAATATATCAACCATATTTTAAGTTTGCACCAAGTACAGTAACCTTTGATGCAAGCTCATATTCAGCAGGTACTGGCATAACAATTACAGCTAGTGCAGATTATTTTACGACAGATTATGTAGGAACTACTGTAAAAATATATGGAACAGAAGCTACTGTAACTGGATATACTTCAGCAACTGTAGTAACAGTAACATTAAAAGATGATTTAGAAGTAGAGTTAGACGAAGATCCATTTGCTACACAGCAAGGTAGTGGTGTAGTAAAAGTAACACATGCACAGCATGGATTAGCAACAGGTGCATCAGTAAACATATCTGGCTCAGAAGACATACTAGATACAGAAGATCCTCCAGTAGGATTGACACGTGCTAATTTGACAGGTGATTTTACTATCACAGTAGTAGATGATAATCATTATGAAATAACAGCTAAAAATAGTGACACAGCTTCTGAATCACTCGATGGTGGTGGTGTTAGAGTTATTGTAAAAACACATGCACCTACTAGAGATTGGCAAGAGCAAGTGTTATCTGATATAAATGGATATCCAAAAGCCATAGCATTTCATGAACAAAGATTATTTTTAGGTGGTGTTACTAATTTACCAGATTTAATAGCTGGTTCTAAGACTTCTGATTTTTTTAACTTTGATGTAGGAGAAGCTAACGATTCAGATTCTGTACAAATACAAATAGCTTCAGATGAAATCAACGAGATAAGACATTTAATATCAGGCAAAGTATTAGAGGTATTAACCAATACAGCAGAGTTTTATTTAAAACCACCAATAGGAAAAGCTGTAACACCAACAGATATACAGCTTATTAGACAATCATCACTTGGTTGTCAACAACCTGCTAAAGCAAGAATATTTGATGGTTCAACGTTATTTGTACAAACAAATGGCAAAACAGTAAGAGAGTATACATTTAACACAAGTGCTGAAGAATTTACATCAGCTCCTATTTCTTTGTTATCAAGTCATTTAATATCATCCCCAATAGATGCAGATAGAATTAAAGCTATAGTCAATAGAGATGAGCAATTATATTTTTTAGTTAACTCAGATGGAACAATGGCTGTTTATAGCTCGCAAAAAATACAAGAATTACAAGGATGGGTATTGTGGGAAACAGATGGTGTTATACAATCAATCTGTTGTTTAACAGACTTTCCATACATAGCAGTAAAAAGAACCATAAATTCATCAGATGTTTATTACTTAGAACAACTATCATCTGATTCGTTTGATGTACCAACTGACATGACTGTTACAAAAACTTTATCGGCTAGTTATCAACCTCATGGCTCCCCCCTTATAAATGGATCGGTAACTAGCTCATCAACTTTAATAGTAGATGGATTTACTAATGCACCAAACATAGGAGAATCATTCCAGTTTGCAGGCACAGGAACTGTCTATAAAATAAATTCAGTTACAGCAACAGCAAATAGTGGAGAATATGTAATTGTTATTGACGCATCAGTTAGTCAATCCGATGGCGTTGAGTTAAGATTTACTACCTCTAGGACTTTTTCAGCATTAAACAGTTTACCAGATATGCGTGGTAAGGTTGTACATGCAACAGCAGGATCGACTGAGGGTGGTAATATAAACTACTTTGGTTCAGCTACAGTAACTTCTGGTGGCGTAGCAGTATTTGACACACCAGCATCAGCTGTTGACATAGGTTTAGATTTTACTCTAACTATAAAAACATTGCCTATAAATGCAAAAGTACAGTCAAGGGGTACGCAGTCACCATTAATAGGAAATGCTACTAAGATTGCAAAAGCAATTATAGAATTATCTAATTCATATAATCTTCAAATAAATGGAAATGATTTATTAATTAATACTACATCTATTGACACGTCTAGTACGTTACCTAGTTATACTGGAAAGAAAGATGTATACTTTTTAGGATATAACAATGAGCCAAATATTGAGGTTACTCAGTCAGCGCCATTGCCATTAAGAATTTTAGGTATTACAGCGGAGGTATATTATTAATGTGTGATCCAGCAACAGCATTAGCTACAGCAAATATGCTAAATACAGTAGGAACTGCAACAGGAATAAGCACGTTAGGAGCTTCTTCAGCAATAGCAGGATTTTCAAATACAGCTTTATCACAAGGAATTGGAACAGCATTAAGTATAGCCAGAGGACCAATAGGCAGTATTGGTTTAAGTTTAATGTCAGCAAATGCAGAAAGAACACGTGCTGGTTATGAAGTAGCACAAGCTAGATATCAACAACAACAATACAAAGATGAAATAGAAAGACAAAGATTAGAACAAGCTCAACAAGAAAATCAAAGAAGACGTAAGTTTGCACAGGAGTTTTCATCTAACCAAGCGATTGCCGCCGCATCAGGTGTAGATATAGCATCTGCTAGTTACCAAGCTTTGTTTGCATCTAATAGAGAAACATATTTAAAAGATAGAGATGCAATATCTATGAACTCATTAGACGACATAGTACGTTCAAGACAAAATTTACAACTAGCTAAAATGAAAGAAACAACAGCAAAACGTTCTGGAAAAATTAATACAGGACTAAGAGTAGCAGAGGGACTATTACAAGTTAAAAAAATAACAGACGAAGACTAATGGCATTAAAAAGAGAAAAAAGATTTTTTGATTATAAAGATAGAATAGGCGTTAGTCGTGGTGGTGACTTTGATACTATGCAATCTTATTCGGCTCGTGAAGCCCAGCAATTTGAAAACCTTATGCGTGAGCAATCAAACATTGCGTA